AACCGTGTTCCAAAGCAAGAAAGAAAAAGAAAGACAGCTATACTCTCTTGAAGAATGCTTTGGAAAGTTCCGTCCACGATCTGGAATAAATAAGCTACGTTATTTTCCTGGGGCATACAGTCATTTTACAAACATAAATATGATTCGTAGACCTAGATACTACATGGCACATAAGGATGACTCGTTTAAGTATTGGTCGTCCTATAGAACAGAGGCTGGTGTTGAAAGAGGAATTGCTAACAAACTTGTTAACGGTCAATACTTTATTGATGATGCCTCTCCATTTATTGTTTACAAAAATTCTGTCCCATCTAATCGTATTGTGGTAAAGATGCAGACGAATGTTGGCGAGGTTGACCTTGGACCATTTAGCACTACTGCTGGCTCTTTTCAAGACCCATTCTATGGTAACTCAAGAAAAACAACGCCAACTCGTTGGAAGGTTCAAGTTCTAAAAAACAATAACTGGCTAGATGCCGTATCTTTTAATTCTGGATCTACAAGATCAGACGGTAGCCCAATCGTAGGACCTGATGGCTATGCAGAACTGTCTTATGGATTGATTGTTCCAGAAAGATATAGAAATATTTTTGTCAAGGCAGAAGAATATTTTACAGAAAGCTTTTTGCCAGAAAGATCTGCAAATGGTTATGCTTATTTAATTAAGCAAAATGACTCAGACCTTGGTGTGTTTCATATCTGGATTGACTCTATAGAGGACTATGAAACATTCGTCCCACAGTATAACTGGTATCTAGAAGAGTCATCAGTAGACAGACTTACTAACTTCGTAACTGATCTAACATCTCCAAATACATATCTAGATCCAAACTCTGGAGGAACAAAGTATCGTGAGTTTGATCAAATTTCTGGTTTGAGAGTTGTGGTTGATACCATGAATCGTGTTGATTCAATATTTGATTTAATCGAACTGTCACCTAGGCTTACAGTAAACCTATCAGAAAAGGTTGAGTCATTTAACATTACAAAGGCAGCGTCAGATCTTGGAAATAGCGGAATGCCAGTTGGTCAGCTTTTGGCAGGTGTAGGATCACTAACATTGTTTGACTATGACCTAGCATTTAGTTCTTTGAATCAGAATAGCATTGTATCTAAGTATCTATCTAAAAATATACAAGTTAAATTTTATGAAATTATTGTAGACGTGGATGGATATGATTACTACATTCCAATAAAGACCATGTATTCAGAGGGAATACCAGAAATAAATAATAGTGATAGATCTGTAAGCCTTGAACTAAGAGACTTCTTCTTTTACTTTGAGTCTAAGTCAGCACCACAAATTTTAATTCAAAATGCATCATTGAGCTATGCTGTATCGCTACTTCTAGATTCAATTGGATTCTCCAACTACGTATTTAAAAGAATGTCTGGTGAGGCAGAAACAATCATTCCATTTTTCTTTGTTTCCCCAGACAAAACAATTGCAGAAGTATTAAATGATATTGCGGTATCAACTCAGACTGCCATGTTCTTTGACGAATACAACAATCTAATTTTGATGAGTAAAGAGTATATGCTACCATCAAAAACAGATGAAAGGCCAACCGACATAACTTTATATGGGTCAAATGACTTTTCTACTGATGGTCAGATTCATAACAAAACAACAAAGCCAAAGCTTGCAAACATAGTAGAGCTATCTTCTCAGCAAAATTCAATATTTAATGACGGAAAGATTTCTTACACAACCAGATATATTCAAAGATCTTATGGATCAGTTAGGCAAGCAGCCATGGTTGACAATGATAAGACTTGGGTATATCAACCTGCTTTGCTTTGGGAAGTTGCTGGAGAACAGACCAACAAGTCAGTAAATGATGTTGTGTCAGATCAATCAAAATTTACTCTTGCTGCAATTCCTTTAGAGTCAGACCTATCTGACGCAGTTCCGTTTGTTGAGAATGGGGTTATTAAAAATAATGTTTTTAATTTTGGAGAAGCTGTTTATTGGTTAACCAGATATAATGGATATCTTTATGCAAATGGAGAAATCATTAAGTTTGATGCTGTTGAGTATGAAATTCCAGGGGTAGATAAGAGCGTATTCCAAAGAACAAATAATGGAAGTGTTTCAGTTTCTACTACAAACACTGGGGCCATTGGAAGAGTTTGGATTACAAGTGTCAGAGACTATCAAAAGTATTTTGCAAAGTTGCCGTTTAATGGAAAGATGTATCCAACAGGGCGTGTAAGAATATATTCTGAACCTAACTATGTAACAGTTAATGGGGTTGAGAAGCTAGCTGACGGTCCAGTTGCAAAGCATGGTAGGTGTCAATTTGGTACTGGTAGGATTAGCGAAGATGGGTTAGTCGTTCCAGTCTATCATTCAGCAGGACTATCATCTTATTGGACATCCGCTTCATCTGTTAGGGGATGCTCTATGAAGTCTTCTCAGCTATTTGGATCTCCAACGGAAACTCAAGTGCAAGTTGGTCAGGCAGGTCAGAGTAATTCTACAGCAACAAATGCTACTAGGACTGGTGTAATAAAAAATATTTTAGCTTACACCCCTTCTTCAGAAACTATTACTCAAAATAGAATTGCTCCTGGTACAGTTCAGTCTTCTGCTCTTGTGTTTACAGGCCCATCTTTTACAACTACACAGACACCTATTGACTTTATATCTTATGTATACAAGCCACTAGATAATAAATATAAGCATTTTGGAACTAGAGCTAGAATTATTGGAAAGATTGAGAATAATGAGAACAGTGGTCAGACTCCAACTGGTGCGTCTCAATATTATGTAGGAAATCCAAATAGTCCAACGCAACCAGTTACTATCAATGGTGCTTCTGGCGGACTAGCAGTAATGATTAATCCAGAAACCAACAACGGATACTACTTTGAAATTGCTGCACTTACAGAAAATAACATTAAGTCATATGACAATGCAGACAATATTCATAACATTCTTTTCTATAAGGTAGGAAAGTCTCTAGACAATTCGGCAACTCAGGCGGTTCCAATCAAACTATGGGGAGACCTAGCTGATATTACTGTAGATAGTGGAGACTTTACTGGTCAGTTTAGAATGGCAAACGAAAAGAAGCCAACCGTATATGACCTAGCAGTTGAATATCAGGATGTTGGATCATCAAGAAGGTTCTTTTTGTATGTAAACAATAAGCTTGTTGCAACCGTTTTAGATGACTCTCCTCTCCCAATTTATAACAATATGGCATTGTTTGTTCGTGGTTCTTCCAGGGTAATGTTTGAAAACATTTATGCTATTACAAATAACTATTCTCAGAATACAGTATATGCTTTGGATACCCCAGTCAATGCAGCATTCTCTGACGATGAAATTGACATGAATGAGTCTTTGAGAAGGTATGCAATGAGTGGTGTAATTCAGTCTAGCTACTTGTCTGGCATTAGCCCTGCAGAGTCACCAAAGTATAGTATGTACTTTGAAGAGTTTGGAACAATTATGCGTGAAGCTGCATACTTTAATGTTAAATATGACAAGGCTTTCCCAGCACTTTATGCAAAGCTAGCTCCAACCTTTAATAAAATTAAGGGGTACACAACTTCTGGATTTATTGCTAGTGCATATAGTGCTGAGTTTATGGTATTTAATGCAACGGATACTTTGCTAAGTCTTGATGAAGCCAGCGGAAACTATCTAAGAATTCAGGGTGTAACATTTACACAGCAATCAACACACGAGTACACTGTTGACGAATACTTTGACAAAAATAGCGACTACTCTAATCCACAATTTTCTGCAGGTCAGCTAGTGTCTTATCCAAATAAAGCAAAGAAAGACTATCAGGATATTAAGGTTAGTAGACTTACTCACGGGTCTAAGGAATTTACTTTAGATGCACCATATATTCAGTCACACGATGAGGCAGAAAATCTTTTGGGATGGATGATATCTAAAATTATGAAACCAAGAAAATCTGTTGGACTCCAGGTATTTGGAATGCCTACTCTACAGCTTGGTGATATAGTAGAGATTGACTACAAAGACAACGAAGGTATAAACCAGGCATCTCTTGACGGTGCTAGATTTGTTGTTTATCAAATAGAATATGCCAAAACATCAGAGGGGCCAGAAATGACAGTATTTTTAAGTGAGGTAGCGTAATGAGTTCTACACCACAATCATTGGGTAATAGCACATACAATTCCGATACTAGTGGTTCGGTAAAGGTTGCAACACCAGATATACTGATACTACAAGAAGAGCCAGTATCTCCAGAAACAATAGTCGATCTTTTATTTGAAGACATAGGCGGTCAAGAAATAATTAATATTTCTAGAAACGATATTATCAATGGACAGAATGTCCTCTATCAGCCAATCAAAAATATAACAAGTCTTTTCTATCAATACAATCCACAAAATATCGTAGCATTGCCAAAAACAGATAGGGATTACTTTAAAAACTTTACTGTATCTCTACAGTCTCATATTCCAAACTGTGGAAATGGATATGACATTGTAAGCGGAGTACAAGTTCCAAACTGCAAATACATTTATATTGACCCAGCAACTAGCAACTTGATAATCAATGTTGTAAACATGCTGCCTGGTCAAGAAGTAGAGGTTCAAATAATGACCACTTCTACCGTTCTAGATGATACAATATATTAGGATATTATGATTACTAACACTGGAAAAGGCATTCTTGCCAAATACTTGATCGGACAAGCTCCGTCATACGCATCTTATATTGCTGTTGGCTGTGGGCCACAGGCTCTGGATAGTGAAGAGCCTGGATTTACCACAGAGCAGCTTGAAGAATACTCTGAAAAAAACTCACTAAACTTTGAGATGTTTCGTGTCCCAGTTATCTCTAGAGGGTATGTAAATGAAGATGACAATGTAGTGAAGCTAGTTCTTACAGCAGAGCTTCCAACAGAAGAGCGATATGAAATTACAGAGGTTGGTGTGTTCTCTGCAGGGTCCAATCCATCTGCTGGTGCGTTCGACAGCAAGCTAGTCAATTCATTTACTCAAACAGAGGGATGGGAGTATCACACTAGCAGTGGTATTATTGAGACCATCCCCACAATATATGCACCACTAGATTCTGATAACGACAATGTTATCACTGGATCGTATATTGTAAACGGTACGCTAAAGCAGACTCCAGTTTTTCATACAAATGCTGATAACAGAACATTTACAAACACCACCAGAGTTAATAGAAATGAAAGATGTAGATTTTTAAATAACATGGTAATGATTGTAGGAAATAACTCTGTGCTATCCAAGAATCAATCAGGTCATCTAAACTATGTTTCTGGAAATCACATTCACATTACAAATGCATCCTTTAACTTTAACAAGAATGCTCCGACAGATGAACTTAGGCTTGCCTTTTCTCTTGTTAGCGAAGATCCTACATACAGTACAGATCCAGATAATGTAAAGATTTTGGTAGAGTTTTCATCTTCTGACACATCCTCATCTGGGGAAAGTGCAAAGTTTTCTGTAAACCTTGATAATGAAGGATTCTCTGGAGACGGAGATGAGACTGTTGATTTTAGTACAAACAGGTATTTTGTAGTTTCAAAGCAGCTTCAGGAGTTGTCCTATACATCAGGATTTAACTGGGACGTTGTGACAACTGTTAGGGTCTATGTCTCAGTAAAAAGTAACGGTGCCGTGTCTGACAAATACTATGTAGCTCTGGATGCACTAAGGCTAGAGAACACATCAACCAGCAATCCTTTATATGGTCTGACTGGATATTCTGTTATGAAAACAGATGGAGCTCTGCCAATCGTAAAGCTTGCAAATACATCTAACTTTATAGAGTTTAGAATTGCAGTTGGAGTAGAGTAGTGGCAGACAAGGGAATAAAGAATGTCGTGGTTTTAAAGCAAGACCTTCCTGCTGTAAATGCTGAAAATCAATACAGCGTTAGATATAGAATAGTTACAGATGACAAAAACAGATATTCAGAATGGTCTCCAACTTTTCTAGTAGCTGGAAATTCTATAACTCAGGTAACTGCAGAAGCCTCTGTTGCTGGTAAGGTTATTTCTATTGTTTGGAGTGATCCTCAGCCTAGAGCTGGATACGATATCTTTGTTAAGTTTGATAATGGGCAGTACGCTTATCACGGCAAGTCTACAACTACGAGCTACTCTTTGATTAGTACGGGCACCACATCTTTTAGATTTTTAATTCAGGTAGAGAGCATGTCTAAAGAAGTTAATCAATCAATCAAAATCTATGAATCCCAAGTGATTTCTCTGGTATAATTTTCTTAGGAGAAAATATGGCAAACATTCCAGTACCAGAACGTGGTCAACCACTAGATCTGGCATACATTTATCAGCTAGCAAATGCTGTTAATCAACTATCTCTTCAGGCTTCTTACTCTGCAAATAAGTTTGTGTCTATTGAGAGTCCAGCAGGTGGTGCTAGACAAGATATTAAGATTACAGATAGCCGAATGGTTGGTGGTTTTCATCAGCTTGCACCAAACAGCAATGTAACTGCAGGATCCTCTGTTAACTTTTCTTACAACTTCCCTGGTGCTGATTTTAAGTATCCACCAATCGTAACTGCAACTCCAATAAATATTTCTGGAACAGAGGCAGGTAGTGATGTTACAGTCATTATTAAACTTATTACTACTTCTCGTGTAGAGGGTGTTGCTAAGTTTGGAACAAGTGGTACTGCATCTATAGGCATTAACTTGATTGCTCTAGGTGTGCCAAACTAGGATATCTTATGGCTTTAGTAGACATGAAGTCCTACAATGATGCACCAGTAATTCCTGGCAGCAAAAAGGTATGGTTTTTAAATGGCAACCTTGTAAGGGTACATCACCTAAATAAGTCTAATGGAATTATGTCTGTTTATAATATTACAAAAGATCAGCTAGAAAGCTGTCTAATTTCAGACTTTAAAAGAAATAGGGAACGTGCCTACACTGTTGGTGAGACGGCACAGCTAGTAAACAGACACAAGAAATACTTGCCAAACTTAATGAAGCGTGGCATAATTCCACATCCAACAGGATCTCAGAAGGGTGGGGCAACTGGATGGCAAGTAAGAAGTTATTATTCAGAGTCGCAAGTTCGTGACATTCGTGATATACTAGCTTCCTACCATATGGGAAGACCCCGTAAGGACAAGCTAATTACAAATGATATAACACCTTCGCCACAAGAGTTGACACGGCGTATGGGTGATGGTATACTGACTTATACAAGGACCGAAGACGGTCGATTCATTCCAGTATGGTCTGAATCAATTTAACAGAAAGAAAACGGGTATGAATAACGAAGACACTAAGGTACGTGTAGCACTAGGCTATACTCTTAATCTAGGCAACTTCCAGTCACTGCGTATTGATCTTGAGGTATCAGACAATAAGCGTGAGGGTGAAAACACTAATGACGCATTTGAGCGTGTGTACAAGTTTGTTGAAGACAAGCTTGCTGAAAAGGTCAAGGAAGCATCTGCTGAGG